ACTACCCAATTTTTAGCCGTTTGAGTGTTAAAAGATTGAGTAGTTAAACCTATCGTCAAGCTAGTTGTTGATGTTCCGCTAGTTCCCGGAGCATTTACAGCAGTCGTTGCAGAAGATGCAGCGTTGGTTGCTGAAATTGCTGCTGCAGTGGCGGAATTACCCGCGTTGGTTTCGCTTGTGGCTGAATTGGCTTTAGAAGTGGCGGCGGCGTTCTGAGAACCTAAAGCAGCGGCGGCAGACGCAGCACTTGCTGTGGCGCTATTGGCGCTATTTGTTGCTTGAGTAGATGCCGTTGTTGCGCTTGCTGCTGCTGCTGTGGCATTACTAGACGCATTTTGAATCGCTGTAATATTAGCGGCGTTGGTGTTGATGTTTGTGGCGTTAGCATTGACTGCATTGATATTTGTGGCATTGGAATTAACTGCAACAACGACTGCAATATTTGACCCAACGCTAGTCACATTGGCATTGTTAGATGCAACAGTATTGATGTTTGTCGCATTGCTTGCAACAGCATTGATGTTTGTCGCATTGCTTGCAACAGCATTGATGTTACTGATGCTGCCACCCACATTTGTGACGTTTGTGTTATTTGCCGCTACTGTGTTGATATTGGTAGTATTACCAGCAACAGTATTGATATTGGTGGTATTTCCCGACACTGTGATGATATTAGCTAAATTGTTGTAAAGAGCAACGATATAAGTAGTCAAAGTCGCAGGCGTAATGCTGCTTGAAATGTCAACTTTGACTGCTCGTCCGACTTGTTCCTTTAATTGCTGAACCAAAATGGTCAGCTTATCAAGCGCCGTATTAAGGACGGATGGATAAAATCCACCTTGGTTTGTCAGGTCAGTTGCCTGCAACGCCCCTACTTGGCTTGATAGTGTCAGTAAAAACCCAGTAGTTAATGCACTAGGCAATACGACTGTGCCTCCAGGGTTTGAGTCCTGATTGCTATTTAAAGTTACTGTGTAATCTGTACTAAGGGTTAAGACTGTTTCCAGCGCGCTTAGATCGGTACGAACTACCAATACATCGGCAGCCGTAAAGACTTTAAATGCAAAGGTAAAGGAAGTAGTTAAGCCGTTGCCCGTATAAGGGCCAGCTTTTCTTGTTTCACTGGAAATCGTCAAGGTTTTCTCCCTATATCTCAGCCATCAGTTTGATAGGAGATATAGGAAGTATGTGTACCTATCTCTTTTTACTCTCTGGACTTGCTGTACCCGTAATGAGGCCACGAACCATATCGGCATCACTGGTTGGTTTAGTCTTTCCTTGATCAACTCCAGCCAAATACCCTATAGGTCTAGCGACAATATTGGCAGGCAAACCAACTGTGACAGAGATTACTGTAGCAATATCTCGGATAGTCTTTTGCGCATTGGCTTTACCCTGCTCCGCTTTCCATAGATCAATTGGAATATTTGCCAGCGCATCTAAGGAGTTCATCACGGGAGTAATGCTCATTTTGTCATCTGCTGGATTATGGTTAAATTTAGCAACGGCAGAGTTCACAATCTGACCACCAGGCACAAAAGCAGTAGCAGTACGCATCGGGCCATAGACCAAGACTGCCATCAGCCAGTCATCTAAATAAGACCCATCCTTATCATCATCGTCTGGGCCGCCTCTAAAGGCCTGGGCAATCAATTCAGACACGACAGCGGGAGCATAAAACCCCATCAACATGACATAGAATCCGCGCCCCATACCTTTGCGCATACCCATCTCTTGTGCGATCTTGGCAAACTCAGTACCCAGGAGGTTAGCCTGCATATTGAAGTAACCCGCAAACAAGGTAAACATCCGTACAAAAGCATTGCCTGTTTCCATGCGCGATACATCTTCTGGTAATGAGCTGCCTTGGGTAGAGCGCACAATGCCGTCGGCAATCTTCACCGCATCATCAGATCCATGACCATCTTCTACGGCTTCGTTATAAGCAGCATTCCAGATGATTGTGCCCATGACGTTATCAACGGCAGACTGCATGAAGAAAATATGCTTTTTAGTCCATTCTTGGGATTTCTCAAACAAACTAGGATTAAGCAAGATCTCTTGTATGTCACCGAGCATCGCTGCTACTTGGTTATCCATGCGATGCGCCATATAGATTGACAGCTCACCCACATCTTCAGTCATCTGTTTAGGATTAGAGATGTATTGAGCTGAACTAGACATCATTGAGCCTATGCCGACTTTGACACCCGCCAAGGTAAAGCCTGTGATCTGCTGAGCAGTATTAGATACGTTAGCAAACATGGCTGCCATACTGGTGCGGCTGCGCAAGACACTAAAAAAACGCATCAGGCCACCAGCCCCAGCCACAGGAGTCGTCACTAATTGCTTAGCAGAGCGAGTGAGCCAAGGAGTGAGCATCGAATTGATTGCTTCTGGATCTTGCTGGTTTAAGGGTTCACTTACTTCTGGCATACCAATGAGCTTAGCTACATCTCTGGCTGGGTTTTCCAAATGGGTGAACAATAATACCTGGTCAATATGCTGGGCAATCGTGCGCATATCAAGCATTAAAGGTCGGTTGTATTCCACGCGGGATTTAGTAAACCCTTTATTGGTACTTGGGAAGGCAAACATCATGCCGTCTTTACCTTCTTCAATCAGCTTTTTCAGCTCCATATCTTTGACGATACGACTATCGACTTTGGCGGGTACATAGCCACCACGATAAGAACCAAAGGCATTGATAAATGGCGTAGCTGTCACTTCTGCAAAGTATCGACCATACGCATCACGATGGGCTTTTTGAGCGCCAGGCTTCATCTCTTCTAGTAGATCCCAGATATTCTGGGCAAAGTCATAATGGGCTTTAGTGAGCTTGCCCTCTTTTTGCATCCTTTTTTCAAAGGCATCCCAACGGGTTGTATCCATTGAGCCGTCATCTAACAAGGTAGCCCAGCCGCGACCCAATAACAGTTTGCGGAAGTTGGAGTCATTACCCCGATGCAAAATTGCGTGCATGATCTCATTCATTGCCACGCCACCGCTATCCTTACCGAATGTATAGTTCAGCTCACTTGCAAAGATTTGGCCTTTTCCCATCGTCTTAGCGATGCCTTCAAAGGCAGCTCTAAACTTGGTGATGTACTCTAGCTTCTCCTGGCGATACAGATTGGCAGCATCTTTGATTGGCGTAAAGACATATTTACGGAAAGCACCCATCTTATTCATGCCATCTTTCAGATCGACCCAAGATTCAACGCGGCGTAAGAAAGCCTTAAATTGTTGTACTTGAGCTTTGATAGTTTCTATTTTTGTAATCGCGCTAGTCACGCCAGGCATATTCTCTGGCAGACCAATCTCTTGCATCCGAGTGACTAAGGCTTCGGCAGCCTCTTGGCGATCAATCAGATCCCCATCGATCTCCATCTGTTTGCCACGACGGGATAAATGCCATAAGGCTTCTACTTCATCCTTGATGTCACGCAGTTGAGATACAGTTAAATCATCAATCGGTTTAGCTACGAGCTGCGCTGCATTAACACTGCTAATCAATACCTCATGTAAGGCTGGATCATAAGACTTCACGCGAGATAAATAGTCGATAGCTGCTGTGGCTTTACCACCATAGCCTAACGGAGCAAGAATCGCTCTAGCCGCATTGACCATATCCATATCGCGATATTTGGCGATCTCTTCATCTTTACCACCTAAGACCTGGGTAAAGAATTTACGGATCTGCGCGACTTCTTTTTGCGCTGCGTACACGGCTTTAGTTGCATATCCATTGACGATCTGGTTGCGCTTCTCGGCAGCAGCGACTTCCAAATTGCCTTCGCGCATGGCTTTTTCGGCGGCTTTAGCGGCACGCACTTCAGAGGCAGAGTATTGACCAGGACGCAAGTTGCGTAGGATGAGGCGATCAATTATGGCCCGGGCAAAGTCTTTGGCTGCGCTAGTTAAGACTTTTGGTTTACCCATTGCCTTGTTTAAGGCGTTCAATTCAGTAGCAATAAACTTCGCTCTGGCTTCATTGTGGATCGCTTCATCTGCTGCTTTATCCAATGCTTCTGAACTATTGAGATCACCATAGCGCTCAATCATCATCTGATCTGTCAGAGCATTGATCGCTTCTTTAGGGGAAGGCGTAGTCAAAAGGCTGCGAATCATCTCATCGGCAGATCCTAATTCAAACTGCTCTGCTACAAAATCTGGGGCTATACCATTTTTAGATACCATCTTGAGGGCTTCTAATTGAGCAATGATCTCTGGTGAAAACTCCCCTGTGAGTTCACCCAGATCTAAGCGGCCTGCGCCTAATCCTGTAATGTCCACGCCTAGGCCTGCTTTATCAGCGCCGCGCAAGACGCGATCATCTACTTCAATAGAATACTGGGGATTGCCACGCAGCTCTTCATCGAGCTTGTCTTCTAAGTCGCGGGTATCAAACTTGCCATGCTCATCGACTGGTAGATAGCCATAGCCAGCCAAGTATTCACCCATCGTATCGAGTGGAACACCGCCAGTACGTTTAAAGACATACTTACCAAAGCCAGGCATCGGACTCTTCATCTTCGGATCTAGGCCCATCAGCTTATCAATCTCATCGCGCTTGAGGCCGCCTAGCTTGGCAATAGCTGTAAACATCGAATCAACTTGTGGAGTGACCTTGCTCTTATCTGATTTAGGTAATGGCGCTTGAACGATCTTATCGTCCCTTGTCATCTTATTTGTCAAGAATGAATAGGCTTTATAGATCGGCTGACTTAAAATCTGACGCCTTGCATCGATCATTACTTCTTCGCGCAGGGCCTTATGCTCACGCTGCATTTTCTTGATGAGTTTGCTACGAGCATTTTGTAGCCACTGCATATCCCGCAGGCCACGCGCTTGTAGCGTATCTCTGGCCTGGAGTGTCGATTCAATATCTTGATTATGGTAGGCAGCAAACTCTTCCTCTGTCATGCCCGCCATATCTGCGCTTGAGAACAGGGGCATCATCGATCTGCCCTGCTGTGCTAATTGGATCTGCTCGCTAGTAGCTAACATCCGATCAAAGACTTGACGGATCTCATCATTTAGCTTGCCTGCTTCTGGATTATTTTCCACAAAGCGCTGAATGGATTTGTAGGCCTGCATTAACCAGGCTTGGAATGTCTGGAATATGCGCTGCAATTCAATCGATGGGGCTTTACCCTCAAACAAGTAGCGTTCAAAAGACTCGGCAGTACGCTCATGGTAACTGCGACGCTCTTCATCGCTCAAGGTGTACCACTGGTTTAACTGTTCATTGAGCGTGCCTTGTAAGCCATGCCATTCAAGCATCTTGCTTACATCTGACATGATTTGCTGTTCACCTTCAGTCATAAAGGCCATGCCAGTTTCATTGGCAGTACGATTGAGTTCGGCAGCTAAGTGAATGTCACTTTCAAAGAAGAAGTGGCCTGACTCATGCAAGAAGGTAGAAAGGTCGGCAGATTTGAGCAAAGTAATAATGCTGGGGGATTTTTCTAAATCTGATCCAAAGGCAATTTGACCGCGTGCAGGCTGGTGCAATATATTCGGATCGCTCTCGCTAAACTGTCCACTGTTTCCAATTGAGGATTTGATTTGAGTAGGCTCAAAGGCAATAAAGTGAACAGTATCGGCATTGACACCTTCCATTGACTTACCAGTACGCCGAGCATCGCCAAACTTCTCATTGACAGTTTGATCAATGAATCCATCAAATCCAGCCATTTCAAAAGCTAGTCTGATTATTTCTTTATTAGCCATTACGCCATTTTGATCAGTTGCATAAGCAAGGCCTTCTGACTCGCTGGCAATCTTTATCAAATCTTCAGCGCTTAATCCCTCATAATCCATTGCTTTTTCATAGATAGCAGAAATGGCTTCTCTGGCATCGGCGCTGTCATATTCACTGCGATTAGCCACCTTTTCAAGCGCATCCATGACATCAACTAATGTACCTTCTGGCTCAGAGTAATCGTCATACTCTTCATCATAGGTAGATGAGTAGGTTAAAAATGTCGGATTGCTGCCGCCTAAAACTACTGGGTTATCAAAGCGCACAAATACTGGCATTGTCATGCCTTCATGCTGCATGAATTGATCTTGAGCTTCTTTGACTACGGCAGGATCATCGTATTCACGATCAGTATCACTTGCAATGCGCTCTGCTAATAGCTGTACTTTTGCAGTAAGGTCTGGGCCAAGGCCGGCGTAGTTTGTACCGACATCATCTTCAGTATTAGTAAAGTAAAAACCGCCACCCAAATCAGATTCGATGTTGGATTTGCTTTGATCAAAGGTATCAAAGTCGCCCGTAGTGCCATGCAATACTTGAACTACTACCCCTTCGCCATCTTTAAACTCATGGGAGTCGCCCATTTCAATCACTGGCAAACCATGTGACCATGCCTTAAATGATGCTGTATCTGTTTGATTTAAGCCACTCTGGTTATAAGAATTGCCAATATCAGGATTTTCTATTACTATTGGTTTTGCGCTGGTATCGTTTTGGACGTTGGGAAGTACGGAAGGAATCAAATCCTTAGCATATTTCGTACCAGCCATTTTTCTCATACTCTCTACGGATAGAGTCTTTTCTCCAGTACGAATTTCCTCAACGATCAATGCTGTGCCATCGGGCATTTGTTTAACAAAAAATACTTGGTCTTGACCTTTTTTATTTTTTGTACCGAGAATCACTGAATCTGGGTGATCAATAATCTCAGGGATCATTTGCAGATCCTCATTTGTAATTCCTACCTGACCACGACTCTTTTCTTTTGCTTTGTCACCATGATTATTAAGAGTATGGTTAATAGCATACGAATCAAGCTGATGATGATATTTGCTTACATCTAAGCCGGTATGCTCTTTAATAGCCTTGGATAACCAATTTCGTACAGGAGCAAGGGGCACTACACGCTTAGAATTGTCTTTAGAATTTGGGGTTGCTAAGATCTCAGCAATCTTGTTTTTAGCTTGATTGAGTACAACACGATTAGCAGACTCTTGAGCGCTATTACCAGTCACTTTTAATAAATGCTTTTGGAATAATTCTTCTGGAGTTATGTGCAACTGGGCAGCGCGAACGGCTGTGCGGGTAGCAATTAACTCAGCATCGTTTTCATTTTTAATGGCGGGCCACTCGGTTGAATCATTAAGGTTTTGTAATATAGCCTGCTTAACGCGATCCTTACTCGCATGAAACTCTTGCATATCAGAGTTTTCGCCCAAGATCTTCTCTACTTCAGACTTGAGATCATTGCCATGCTCTACCATGTATTGCTGGGCTTCGACCTGGCTCATGCCATTGGGATCGGTTTTTAAATGGGAAATGAGGCTATTAGAGAAATCTTTTCCAGCTAACTGCGTAGCAAAGTCGGCAACGGAAATAGCCAGATCAGTATTGGTTGCCATTGATTGTTCGAGCTGCGCATAGATCGCTGGAGCTTCTTGGGCAAACTGTTCTTGATTGACACCTACTGCCTCTAATGCTTGCACCATGACTTTAGGTTCAATGTAAACGTGGCTTACATCGCTATCCTGAGTCGCAGACTGCATGAAGGTATGGAAGGATTCAATATCGCGATCCTTGACCTTATTAGCGCTGATCAGATCATTGAGCTTGGTTAAGACTTCAAAAGAAGAATTAGCCTGATGAGCATCATTAGCTTGATCGAGCTTTTGTTTTACTCGGTTGACGCCATGACCTAGGCCAGCCGTCATTACTGTTTGGATGACTGTGGATACAGCAGTGTCTAATTCTGCTGGGCCAAGTTGCTGCATGAACTCGTTAAATGAAGCATTAGGCTTAGTAATGGCGTATTCATCAATCTGCTGCATTAAAGTCGTTGCCAGCTCTCCTGGTACTTCACGCACGATCTGACCCAATAAGATTTTGCCAAATCCAGAGTTAAGCGAAATGTCTTTGAGTAACTTATCGACTCCGTATTTCTCAAACATGACCTCCCAGCCAGCATCAATGATGCCGCGAGTCAATGCTTTAACAGGGGATACACCTTCATCTAAAGACTCTGATGTAGATTGACCTCCCTGCACTACACCAGCAGATACTAAAGCTGGGTATGGGTTCTTGGTAATAATGGAGGCTGCCATACCAGGCAACATATCGCCAAAGGATCTGGCTGCGTTGTAAAGGTTGCGCTCAAATACACCAGGATCTTTAGGAATTTCGCCCTGGATCATGTCACCCGCTTTTGTAGATGACTTTCTTAATTGTTCTAACTCATTACCCCAAGTGCGAAAACGATTAGGAGCATTACCCCCTGTGGCCCAATCCAAAGGATCTGCAATCGTCTTCATGACGCCTTCGCCAATACCATAGACACCAGCGGGAATATCAGCTAAAAATCTTGCTATGGATCTACCAGAAGTACCTAAAACTTGCGCAGTCTTTTCAATTTCGGTTAGCCCTTTGACTTCATCATGGGCAATGTTGGCATTATTTTGATTACTAAAGAATTGAGTAGTTGCAGGCAACTTATCGACAATTCCTGAAAAATCAATTGAATCAAAATAAGACTGTTTGCGAATGGCAGTGGGATCAGACATCGCTGATTCCACTGGCACACCCAATTTACTAGCATCTTTCTGTATAGACGCAGCCTCATCAGGATTTATTGAAAACGCATTACTGAGGTTTAATTTGACATTTTGTTCAGTAGATTGTTTGCGTGCGCCCAAAAACTCTGATGCAACTGCATCATATTCATTTTGATCAGCCATTGTTAGCTACTTGCCTTGGTTTAATTTTTGCTTTGAAATAAAGACCGAGTACATCTGCATCTGTTGGTTTTGCAATGCCATTACGTTGAAGCGCTTGAACGATTTGATCGCGATCAGAAGGGGGAATATCCTCTGCCTTCATCGTGATTAAGGTTTCTGGGGTTGCTTGGCTCGTATATAGGCCGCCCATATAGACTTTTCTAAAGCTGCGCGATTGTGAAAACAGATCATCGACAAACTTAGTAACTTCCACATCGGTCATGGCTTTGCCAGTACCCGCTTGACGCACTGCGGCAGCGTCATACATAAACTTCTTAATCGCACCCAGGCGGATCTTATCGTCATCGCTAGTAGGTGTTGGATCAATTCCAAGGCCCTGTAATCGATTATTGAGGATTTGATTGATTTGTCCTGTTGGAATATTTCCAGCCGAGGCAACGGCAGCACCCGTTTTCAATGAGGCGCGTTGATCTTGAAATATCTTAAAGTCTTTCGCATCCAAATCAGCACGCATCACATTGAACTGCGCATCAGTCAGGCTACCTAAATAATCACTATTGGTGAGCTTATTAAATACGGCTAGATCAGTCTTTTGCGATCCATTGGATACGGCATCGGCAAACTTAGTGAGCTTATCTAAGCTCTTATAAGGAATGGCGCTAATTACATCAGCAGACAGCGCAGCAAAATTGCCGTTAGCTTTAATAATCCCATCAATTGCTGAAGCAGTTTGAGTGGCCTCGCGCTCGACTACATTCGATTGCATGGTGTTGTAGTCAACGGTGGCCTTGTTGATTGCCATCTGGCGAATCGCTGGGGGCGCATCTTTGAACTGGTCGGCTGTGGCTTCAAGAATAGTATTAAGGCCTACTGGCTGCACGCTATTGCGGCGCTTAGTGAACTCAGCCATATTGTTTGTCACATAGGCTTGGGTTTCTTTTGGCAGATACTCTAAGTAATTGCCTGATCCACCAGGCTTGCTTGCCTTATTCATCGCATCTTGTAACGCGCCAGGGCCAGCATTGTAGGCTGCCCATGCTTTATCTAGGCTGCCGAACTTCTTATATTGCGCATCTAGGTAAGCAGTACCGAGCAACTGGTTGTATTCCAATGCCTGTTTATCCTTAACAGGATCACCAGTACGGCCTTGGAAGAATAACTCTGGACGCCACTCTACCCCTGCTAATTTGGCGGCTTCTGGTGCTGTTGTAGGCATGACTTGAGCAAAGCCCAGCGCACCTTTACCACTTGCCAGAACATTGCCATTCTTATCGAATTGACGAAAGCCTGATTCAGCACCAAAGGTAATATTGTTTTTAAGTGTATTGTCATCAACGGCTAACTGGGGCGCGTATTTATCAAAGACTGTTTTCACGCCATTGATCACCTGACCGACTGCCATCTGCTTGCCAATGAGCTGATCGATTTGCAGATCATCTTGCACTGTCATCTGGCCTGATTTACGAGCAGAGTTGTAATAGGCTTCTGCTCCTACTAGGTTGTCATTGACGATGGCCTGTTTAATTGCCAGGGTATGCCCACTAGAAATAAGCTGCTTGGCCTTCACTTCACCATACTCAGGCGCTAATCCATTGGATATAGCCAGATCAATACTCATCTTTTTGATGTTATCGACTTCTTTAGCCATTAAATTAGGATTGCCATAGTTGTTGACCATCGATTGCAACGAGGTATCAATCGAGGCTTCATAAGTTGACTTGGTGTAATTCTTGTATTCCGTCATCTCATGCTGTAAGGCTGTGCTTTTAAACTGGTTTAAAAGTTCATTGGCATGGGCGCTAAAGGCTTGACGCTGTGGATCATTGCCTAAAGTTGCTGAGATCTGGTCAATCTGTTGTTTAAAGTTGTCGGCATACTCATCGGCTAATGGTTTGCCAGATTCGCGATTCATTACGTTCGCACCTTTGACTGCTAAGAACCCCTGATTGGGATCGTGCATCAAAGTCATCATGGCTTGTTTAGCTTGATTGGTTGCATCGATAGTGCGCACTTGGTTGGCTTGCATCTGAGCGTCATAGACAATTCTGCCCATATCGCTACCCGCTTCAGTAATTGCCTGGCCTAATGCAGCCTCTTGTTTGCCTGGTAATGCACCGGCCTCTACGCTAAGAAGAGTATTAAATGGTGATGTAGGCGATTGATTATTGCCAACTTGAGGCGAGTCATAGGTTGGTACGCGTGCCATGTATTAAGTCCACCTTCTGCTGGAGTTCAATGATTCAATCGGATCGGAACTCATATTTGCTTTTGTTATGTCAAAACTATCAAATGCACCCACCTTATTGAGTGAATACCAATTGCCAGCCACCTTGCCAGCACCAGCTATCAACGTAGTTAGTGCTTGCTGATTTGGGTTAATTGCATTGGCAAGGCTGCGCTTGATGTTAGCGTCGTTAATAGCATTGGTTTCTTGGTTTTTATATCCCCAGGCCGTACGCAAGGCATTAGCCATCGTGGTATTGACGTCAATCTCCTTCATTACATCAGTCGATGTCTGAATATTGAGCGCGGTATCTGATCCCAGATCAATGCCATTGGCTGCCATAGACGCACGCTGCGCCCCTTTTACTGCGCCTGCTTTGAGTTGAATTTGATTGGCCTGGCGTTGACCAGACAAAATGGAAGATTGAGCGCCTAGTTCAAATAGGCGGGCATTGGTTTCTTGTAGATCAGCCTGACCATTAAGGGCATTTTGCTGACCTATAGCCGATGATCTTGCGCCTATGGTCTGCATAGCGACACCAGCGCCCATAAGCGAAACAGAAGCTACTGCAAAGGACATACGGATTCCCCTATTGAATAGCTAAAAAATACTGCCTTCTACTCTAGGTATGTGTACCTTATGAGCCGACTGCCACTTCTAGCGTCATTGATACGACTGTCAAAGGCAATGGATCGGATTGGCGCACAAAGACTTGGCCCGAATCGTCCCAGCTTGGTTTAATCATTACAGGGATCTCTTCGGATTTGAGCGCAGGCGGTGATCCATAGATTTCCGTAGTGCGCTGTTTGGCCTCGGTTAGATCAGTCGCATCAGGGCCAACAAAAATACCCGAACTGCGATAGACGCGCAGCCAAACCTTGTTGACGTTTTTGGCTCTGCCCTGACCAAAGCTCGCATCCATCTGAGCTGACCAAGGAAGAGTTTGTATATCGGCAGTGATAGGTAATCCGACTTGTACTTTAGCGGCTGCTTGATCAAGCGTGATTGTCCCGCTAGTGACTACTCTCTGAGGATGGACTGAACCATCAGCCAAAATCGATACTGTCTTACCTTCTAACCAACTTAATCCTGTAACGGAATCCCTGGCAAAAGAAAATCCATTGATGGCGGTGCTGCGTAGTGCCGCTGGCAAAGCCGATCCTAGGCGCGCAGTCGCAACTGTCGTGCTAGATGTACTCATAATGGTTAATCGATAGGTGTTGCCAGCAGTATCAGTGAGAATAATCGCGTCATTCACATCTGTTGTAGCTGGGTAAGAAAACAGAGCAGCAGAGGCAGTAATCGTGACTGTATCGCCTGTGTCCCAAGTTGTGCCACCTGATACTGTCACTGTGGTTGCAGTGGTATTGGCGGTGTTTAAAGTAGCGCCACAATCAACAAAAAAAGCATCTGATTGAGAAGTAAATAAACGGGTAGATAAGCGCTCTACATAGCGGACAATCGTACCATTGATAGTACGCTTAATAATGGCATACAGGACGTCTTCATTACCCTCTGCTACTACGCAAATCGATTCAAATGCACCATCGGTATCGTGATGATGCCATGCGCCTACTTGTTGTTCTGGTACATAAGTTAGGCCCAATAGGTTGCCAGTAGAAGATACTGCCCAAACAATTGGGTATGGTGATTTAGAAAATGCTAAGTCAGCAATCGTATTACCATCAAAAAGATGGGGGGCGCGCAGAGATAGGTCACCCGTGACGTAACCATTAGCCTGCCAAGAATAGGCAAGCTCTCTCATGTGACCCCCCCTTGCTGCTGAATAGATCATATTGTTATTGATGATCACGGGCTGGACATTGGATGCGCCAACATAGGACTGTGGGCGTACTGATACTGTGGTCGGAGTCAACGCATCCGAGTTAATCGAGGTAATACGCCATTCGGCTGCGCTGGTTAATAGCACCAGGTTAGTCAAAGGAATAATGTGGCGAATGGTATTGGCTTCTCTCGCAGCTACGCGAAAGGTAATCGAGTCATCATCGCGGGTAGGCAATGAGTAATTCATATTGGCTTCTGTACCTGATTTGGTAAGCCAGATATTTTGTGGTTTATTAGTAGTGCCTGCAAAGCAGCGGCGTTGCTCAAAATACGATACTGATCCAGGGTAATCGCCTGCTGCTGTGAATGGGTTATTCACAATTGGCGCGCAGACTGACAGATCAGCAACAATATTGTCATCTTTAAAAGTCAATTGATCGGTCTGACCAATATAGCCATATAGACCATTGGTTTGCTTGTAAACCTTATAGCGCTGCGCTCCTGTAGCGGCTGCCCAGGTAATCGTGTTGTAAGCGCCAGTAGCCAATAGATTGCCATTGCACGTTGCTGCACTAGAGATGACAGATTCATCAATACCATTCGCGCCCACTGTAGTGACCACATAGGTATAGGGCACAGTAGTGCCACCAGTGGCGGTTGCAGCAACGGATGTCGGTGCTGATAATGCTGATACAAAGCTAATAGCAGTTAATGTCCAGCTAGTAGATCCTAGGCGACGCAGCTCTTGCGGCGGGTAATTGGGATGGACAATCGTTAAGACGTCAGCAGACTGCACATAATGCAGATCAAATAGATCAGCCTCAAGGTATGGGGTAGCGACTTCATACGGGCTGCCACCAGATAATAAGGTCGCGCCCTGGGTATGAAAGCGAATATATTGATTGCCAAACTCCAGCACCATTGTTTGCGTGGTGGAATAGGAAAAGGGAATTAAACGGGTTTTCTTAGCGCCGCTATATTTAGTCGCGTTGACATAAGAAAATCCTGGGCGATTGGCTGCTGGGCCATGCGGCAGTATTAGAAAGTTACGGCACGTTGCTAGGCCAGTCTGAAACTTGGCATCGTCAATACGACCATAGAACTCAGGAGTGAGTTCGCCGCCACCAAAGGATCTGGATAGTGTCCGTATATTAGGCATTAGCGCCCCGCCATCCAGCCAACGGATTGAGAAATCTGTGTACGACGCTGATTAGCATCTGATACAGCAGCCTTTCCAAAGATCACCATAAAGGCTTGCATACAGCGCTTGGCCTCGCCTGCGCCAGCGTCACCTTTGATAATTGGGCCAGCTAGATAAGACGCTAATAACCAAGACAAAGCATCAATAAATAATGGGCTAAATGTCGTGGTGTCAGATACCAGCGCGGTATAACGCAGCATGGCATTGTCTTGATTGGTATAGATAACGGCAGTGCCATCATCCAAGATCTCAGAACTAAAGGGTTGTGGCTCATAAGCCCCGCCCATTGCAATCGGTACACCCATTGTCGATGAGCTGTATTGCAAGGGTACAGAATAGTCATCTGTCGCGCTGGCAGATAGCACACCTAATAAGTTGATAGCATCGGTTGGCTGCGCATAGCAGTATTGCCATTCCGAAAAATTAGAGGTTAGCAGTGCCAGGTTGGTTCGCTTAGTAGCAAATCCCCAGTTGTGCATTTCCAGGAGCGAATCTCGCGCCATTGGATAAAACCTTGAGCAATGCTCTGCTTGAGCGCTGCCTTCTGGTGGGTTCAAACTAGATACAGTTGCAGAATCACCCAAATGACCTAAAGCCAAATTACAAATATCAACTTCTGAAGCCACTGGACTACCCGCCTTTCTTAGAGAAACTGGGGGCGTACTGCCCCCAGATCATTTACTTACTTCTGTTACACGCCTGTTGGTACATCGCTAAAGCTAGGCGCTGCTGGTTCATCAGCAGGCGCAGCCGCAGCCTTTGATCCTTTTTTAACTAATTCCAAGTTGTCAGATACTTCGCCGTCATATTCGACTAAAGCACCTTCAGCAAAGAGTTCGCCATTGATAAAAGATTGTGTAAGTACGCGGTATTGCGCCATGCTTTTCTCCTAATTAAAGAACTGCGAAACCAACTGGGTAGAACTTCTGACCATCGGCAACTGTTGTATCGCCAAGTTCAGCAATCACAGCACCAGCAGTACCAGTGCCAGTAGGTGTGTAACGCACACCTAAATAGCGTTGGCCTTTGCTACCGATGCGTGAGTTTGCGCCCACTGCAAAGCGTGAACCAGCTACCAATGAGGCAACAGGGATTGCGCCAGAAGAACCAATAACAGTGACGTTAGAGGACAAGGCAGCATCGTCAGCAACAACGATCTCAATGGTCAAGGCTGTTAAGCCTGTGAACGCGGTTGGCACACCAACGCGCATATTGAGTTCGCTACCTTCGCCGATGTCGCGGTTTTGGAGCAAATCGACTGTGTTTGTGGAAAGAACAGCAGACGCGCCAGTAACAGTTTGACCTGTCCAAACGCCGCCTGACCAAGAACCCGAAAGGGTTAGGAAGTTATCAGTAATCATTTTTTAATTCCTTTTTAATTAGTTAGGGGTTAAACAACGCGTGCTTCAGTGTTCAACAATTGATCTACACGACGGATAGGTACTCCGTTGAAAGATAACCAGCTTGTTGCGCTACCGAACTGTGTCAAACCTTTTTCGATTGACAAGGCATAGTTAGACTTATTCAACGCCTGGATGCGGAGCATTGAGTAAACAGTGCGGTTCATGTAGAACACTGGACGACCCATACCGAAGTTAGGAATACGATCCAATGAACGACTCATCAAGGAGATCAAGTCAGCAGCAGAAGATTGAGCTACCAAGTTCGCTGTATTGATGTTGCAAATACGAACGACATAGCGCCAATCCTTAACTACCAAACCATTTTTCCACTGATAGTGGGTACGATAAGCCTGGTAACGACCACCGTTGGTATCCCAAACTGTGTTCAAACCTAAGTCTTCGTGCATCAAACCAGCAGTAGATCCTTTAGGGAATGGGCAAAATACAGTGTTGTCACCCCACACTACTAAATAGATCGATGTGTTGTTGGTAGATGTACCACCAGCATCGATGATATTTTGGCTATTACCAGCACCAGAGATAGAGCCATAACGAGCAGCCAAACCTAAATACTGTTTTGGATCTGTTGA